ATGAGTGACCACAGTAGGGATGATGCACAACAAGTTGCAGAAAAGTTCCAAAAAGATATCCAAGATATCACAGACAAACTAGACACACTAAATATAAATATACTTAGAGATGGACAAGAAGTACAAGTTCGTTTTTACAGTGAGGTATTTTGTGACACAGTACTAACAAGCATGAGCGATACAAAGGCAGAAATCGTAGAGATTAATCACCACTGTAATCATTATGGTTGTGACGAAATGTTAGAGATACATGTCAAGACTAATTCAGACGCAGGACAAGGACAGATAGGAATAGATAACCTTACATGGAATTGGAATGATGAAAAAGACAAGCGTGACTATTACTTCGGTGCAGTCATAACTTATATTGATAAGAGTAGATACCTTGCGAGAAGACAGCGAGGTGACTTCAAACTTACAGATGAGATGAATGATTATGTTTATCAAGACATAAAAATATTAGACATACCATTCAAAGCAGGTTGGATAGAAGAGGCAACGCTAGAGCCAGTATCAGAATACTTATCTAGCGATGAGTTCCAAGACCAACTAAAATTGTTAAGCAAAGTTACACACCAAGTTGTAATTAATTAACCCAACAGGGAAAGCCATAGGGTAGGTATGGTTGTTCAGCCTACCCACATGGCTGTTTAAACAAGTAAGAAAAAAGAAGGAGGCATAATGCCAAAGCAATACCCGACTAACAATGGCCTAATAGAAATAGGCAAATACAGTACCTATACATTGAATGAGTTCAGTGTTTGGTTAGAGATAGAGACAGACCCAACAGACCAAAGAAATACTTCAGTGATGATACATCCTGTTGCATTCGACAGTCTTATCAAAGCTATTGAGAAGGCAAGAGAGATTGGTTCAGTTGATGGCGACACAGCTACCGAGAAGTGGGACGCTGTTGTTAAGAGTAAAGAAATTAAAGGAGCAAAGTATGGGAGAACAAGTAGATACGCCACAAGACAAAGTGTTCTTTAAGGTAACCAAGGTTGTTACCTATGAGTATGACTACCCAATGAAAGAGAATGAGCTATATGATTGCAGACAAGATGCAAACAATGAGCCTTCTCGGTTTATGTCAATGTGGGCAAATGAGAATGATGCAAAGCAAACAGGAGAAGAAATCCTAAGCATCGATGTAGTAGAAGGTGATGGTGAGAACGACTGGTTCGAGTGACCAGTCAACCTCACTGTTTAAACAAGGAGCAAAGAATGAGAGAGCCAAAGGAAATATCTATATGTTCTAAGTTTGACATAGTCGAATTTAAAAATAGCGATATCAAATGGATAATGTACGACAGTAGAGACGAAGCAATTAGAAAGCAGACCGAGGAAGAACTAACAGAGCCAACAGTCTTACAACACTTTAAAGTTGTAGGTACTAACGACCAAGGGTTCGTACTAGAACTTGATGAAGGTATAGAGATAAAGTATAAGGAGGTATCAGATGAGTGAAAAATTATATTACAAACTGTTTTACTTTTCGCTAGATGCAATGGAGCTAACAGAAAACAAAGATACAGTTACAAAAAGAATAGGTTACAAGTATGCACGAAAGGTATACGACAAAAGTTTTTGGAAACTGTTTAACTATAGCCCATACGATTACACCATGAATGGAGAGATAGAAGATGAGTGAATTAAAAAGATTAGAAGATGAGAAGGTTAGATTGCAAACAGAGATTGATGCAATCAATCAGTTAATTGCCCCTGGTAAAAACGATAACATAAAAACATTGATACATACTAGAGAAAAGTTAGCGACAAATAAAAAACTTGTATCCTTAGAGATACAGATAGAGAGATGCAACATAGAGATACAAAGGATACTAAAACAACATAACGCTATTTAAATAGTTGTTTAATATTCAATAGCTGTTAGTCTATAAGTATGAAATACATTGTAAAAAGTGTGAGCATATTTGACAGCAGTGTCTATGAGTGGGAGTTTGAAGACCTATTCGAGGCACAAGCTAAAGTGAGAGAGCTTAAAGATGTAGGTTCAAATCACTTTATGATAAAACTATACAGCAAAGTATCAGCAAGTATCTAACACTAAACAATTAAGGAGGCAGTATGCCAAACGATGGTATCAATTTTCGTGACCCTGCAAGCATTAAAAACTGGGCTATTGAATTAGCTAACGCTTGTGGAGGTAGCAAAATTATGTTTGGAAATATAAAAAAACCAAACCCAACAAAAGCTAATGCACTGTTAGAACAGTTCGCAGTAGCATACAATACACAATTAATAGGAGAGGTAAAAGATGACGCAGGAAAAGCAGAAGAAGAATGAAGAAGTAGAAATACTTACAATCAAAGTTATCGTAGACCAAAGTTCAGTAGCAACAGCTAAAGAAAGAGAAAACTTTTTCATTGGTTACATTGATAACATACCCGGTTGTGAAGTTCACTATACAAAAGTAGAGAAAGCAGAGGTGATAAATTTATGACAGACCAAAGTACTATAGTTCTTAACAGACTTAAAGGAATACAATCAGAGATAAACAGAACGCAAATTATGTTGGAAGAAAAACACAAGACACGCAAGCAGTTTATTGTTGATTGTTTAAACAACGACATAACAGTCAAGCAAATAGCAGGTATCTTAGATATTAGTTTGGCAAGAGTATACAAAATAATGGAGGAAATAAATGGACGATAAATTAAAGAAGGCCTTAACAAAGCCATTCAGTAAAGACGAAGTGAAGGCACCACCCAAGGGTAAATTTGGTTCTTATGTACCTCATCACCTTGTAACTAAGAGACTAAACGATGTCGCTTATGGTGAGTGGAGCCATACATTAAAAGAAATTGTAAGAGATAGTGAAGGTAGAGTAAGAGCAGTTGTTACTACATTCACACTGTTCGGTGTATCACATGATGAAGTAGGAGATGTTGATAGCGTAGATGTTAACAACAACAATACAGAAGGTGAATTACTAAAGCTATGTTTTTCAGATGCACTAAAGCGTGGAGCGATGCGTCATAGTATCGGACTACACTTGTGGACAGGTGAGGTTACAGAGGAAGAACACTACGCTAACAAAAGTGTAGAGAAGTTCCCACAAAAAGCAGCTACACCTAACATAACAAAACCAAGTGATAAGTTCTTAGACGAAGACCCAAGTGATATGTTGAACAGACTAAGAGAAGCACTTGCCTTTCACGAACCTTTAGAGGAGACAAGAAGAGCAATTAAAAAACAATCATGGGATGACTGGACAAAAGCTAATAAAGAAAAAGATGTTAGCAAGTGGACAGACCAGGACTTTGATGAGTACTTAGACTTGTTTGTACAGTACCAATCAGCTACACCTAAAGCACTAATCGACACAGTCGAGGAAGTGTTTGGAGAAGTAGTTGACAACAGTGGTAGCTTAAAGCCATGCCCTAAGTGTGGAAAGACAGAAGACATAACAGATATGCGTGTCAAGAAAGCAGAGGCACCCGAAGGTAGTGGTATCAAAAACTTACCGGACTTTATGTGTGAAAAGAATGACCCGAAATATAGACCGGCGGCTAATGGATGTGGATGGGGTGGATACATTGGTGGCAAAGGTGACAAGGAAGTACCTAGCACATGGCTCTAGAACAGCCATCGTTCCCACTAGATAAGTTAAAGGCAAAGCTAAAGAAGAAATATCCTAATCATAATTTTGATGTTGCTTCTATGCCCGATACTAAATGCAAAGTTAATGGTAGATGCCCTGGCAACAGGGCTATTTACTATGACAATAGTGGAAACTATTTCTGTGGTGCAATCATTAAGATGATGGATGAAAGAACCATGGAGAAATCAAACAAAGAGTGCGGAGCTTATCTAGTTGAGTTATCAATGAAGAAAGCAGAGCAGAAGAGGATAAGAAATGTTCAGCCTCTTCGCTAGCATTCTACCCTTATGTCTAATACCCATCCAAGAAACACAAGAAGGCATAAGACAATACATACATTGTTTAAACAATGAAACAAAGATAGAACATGTAATTCAATGGGAGCCTCTAGTTACAGAACACTTCAAAGAAGAAGATGTAGCAGAGGCCTTGTTGATTATATTCTGTGAGAGCAGTGGCCGAAGTCAAGTAGTAAATGGTAACACCAATGGCACAAAAGACATTGGACTGTGGCAATTTAATGACAAGACCTGGGCTTGGCTGACACCTAAGTTAAATATAACTAGCCCTAGGACTAACCCTGTTGTTAGTACAAAGATAGCAAGTTGGTTATATTACAACGATGGTAGTCACCATTGGAACAGTAGCAATAAATGTTGGAGGACATATGACAAAAGCAAATAAAGACTGGGATATTAATGGAGAAAAATTCTATGAACAACTTAAACAAGGTGAAGAAATGGAGAACCTATACAAGAAGTTCATGGGTAATGACAGCATAGAAGTTAAATCAGAAAGACACATTTGGGAGAAGTCTAAAAACCATTTTGTAGAATATCTGTACAGGCCTGTCAATCAATTAAAGTACGAACCTAGTGGGATATCCGCCACTAAAGCTGAATGGTGGGCATTGTTTTTAATAGACGACAATGACAAACCCATCATGTGTTACACCATACCAGTAGCCGCACTAAGAGAAATAGGTAGGAAATATGTTAACACCGATAGAGATGTTGATGGTGGTGATGGTAACAGAAGTAAAGGAGTACTGGTACCTATAGAAGAGATAGCTCTATATCCTTTTAATCGTTAGCTTATATCCGGTTGTTTAAACAATGACCGGAAAGCTAGGCCCTCTGTCGTTTACTAAGAGAGTAAGCACTCCAGGGTGTGACCACAATCCACTTCTCTGTGTAAAATCAATAGACTTATCAAGGGATGGACATTGAAACCAGTGTCTATCTCCTTGGTTCTTAGCACGAAAGTGATGGTAGTGAGCTGTTATAAGTATCTCTGCTTCACCTGTTGGTAGGAAACCAAACATCTGACCCTTCCACCAGGCCTCTATCTTAGCCTCTGCATTACCTCCACCATTAGTCATATGACCATGTGTGAATGCAGTCTTCTTACCCTTGACCTCTATATTTAAATGATAACCTTCGGGTATGATGACCTTAACTTTTTTGTATCGTTCTTTGTTGGCCGAAAATATTTCTTCCATTATCTGTAGGTGCATAGTATCTGAGTTGTCTAATCTATTAGAAAGGACTTGCCCTTTACCACTCCTGGTCATTTCACCATGGTTCCCTGGCACTCCAGTTAATGTAATCTTATCTACATGTGGTAAGAAAGTCTCTACTGTTTTGTATATCATCGCTCTAGCTAGTGAGTATTGCTCTAAAAGATTTAGAGAAACATTGAAGGGTTGACTGTCGTAGAAAAATTTAGAACATCCTTCTGTTAAGTCACCCATTCCTACTAGAAATACTTCATCAATTTTCATCCCCATCTTACGATAGTTCTTTAATAGCTTGACTGCATCCTGCAATGCTACATCATACCTGGCAATAGTTGCCTCAACTCCATAGTCATCCTTGCCCAACTGCCAGTCACTCATCATAAATAACATAGCTGTATCACCACCGAATAGATTTCGTTTAGTGAGCGCCGGCTTCTTTACTGCTTGTTTAAACAATGCGTCATAATGCTTGTCATGTGTGGCTGATTTCCTGCGTATAGTTCCTTTGAATGCGTGAAAGGTTTCAACGATACCACCTTTAAGCTGTGCATTCCAGGAAGATACCTTTAAGATGCCATCTATTTCGTATATGCTTGGGTCAAATCCCCAGTTCTTTAGAATGTTATCGAAGTCATTCTCATAGTTAGGGTCTGTACCTACATGTACAACTTCACCCTTACCTGTATTAGGGTCTATATCAATAGAAGGTTGCCATCCTGCTTTGTAAAAGTTGTTACCATTCTCTGCAGGTATAGCTGTTTTCTTAGATGATTTTTTCTTAGGCATGTTTCCACCTTTCATATACTACATTTAGTATATAACAGATATTGAATTACCTATGTATTTACTTGGATGCTTTTGTAGGTTTTGGTCCTATTTGTTTTTTAGCAAACTCTTTCACTACTACAAGTGCAGCAGCTCCACCGGATAAGGCAGCGAGTTGTACTGCATTAGCGTCAACACCAACTAATGGTGCAACAGTTAACGCAGATATGAATGCTTCAACAAAAGTCCAAACAGTTTTACTAAGAACATCTTTATATTCTTGGCTCATTTTGTAACTCCATGCTTCATTCCAAGGGGTCCACGCTACATCCTTCTTGAATGTCCCATCAGATTTTCTTTTTCTTTTAAATTTCTCAAACATTAGTTTATTACTCTACCTTTAATCTTAGCGTTTAATGCTATGACACCACCATTAATCTCATTTAATTTCTCCATAACATCCTTAGCTACAATAACATCTGTTAAACTAGCGTCATTTAAATCCTTCTTTAAGAGTTGTTGTATAGTTGTATACTCAATGCTTACCTTCTTACCTTGTAGTAATTCGTTAGCAACTTTCCTATACATAGCTTTGTAGGCCTTTACACTTTGGCCAACGAACCCATCTTTACCTAGGTCTAAGTCTTGCTGAGTTTCCCCAATAATCAAACAACCGCTCGTACTTTCGTCAGTATTCCCCGAATGAATTAATATGTAAGTAAACCCTGGAACATCTTGTAGATGCAACATTCCATAGTGTGAGTTGCCATATTTAGCAGAGTATCTTGTGTGAAAACCACCTGTTTTTCTAAATTGTATATCGTATTCGCCTTCGGGTATGCAAGTCTCGTGCATTACTTTGACTGCTTGATACTGGTCTTCAAGTGTATAACACTCAAACTTACCATCTATAAAGAGCAAGCCATTCGTTGCATCCTTACCGAACTGTGTTCTTACTACTTGTAATTTCATTACGCCTCCTCGTGTGTTAGATAACTACCATACTTGCAGTTACATATAGTTACCCAAGTTCCATTTTTATTCTGCTTGGGGGTACAGAAATCTTCTTTACTTGCCGCCACAACAGCCGCCACCACAACAATCCATGTTAATCTCCTTGTCTAAAACTAATAGTTAATAACCATATGGCTAGTGTAATTAGTGTAGCAAGTCCTGTCACTTGTTGTGCAGAACCAGTGAGTGTTAATGTAGCAATAACTAAACCAACTAAAGTCCAACTAAGGTTAAGTGTTTCCTTAATTACTTTAATTATCCAGTTGCCTACTTGTTTAAACATTGCCTCTCCTAAATACAAAAGCTGCCATAGATACTATTCTAGTCAAAATAACTGGCACTACAACTTCTTGTGCTTTTTCTCGTTGGTCTTGTGTCATGTCGTCACCTATCTCCGAAAGATTTATTTCTTGTATGTCTATATCTACAAAAGTTTGTATAGGATTTTCTATAAAGTTCTCGAACTGTACCTCTGTAACAACATCAGCAAGGGTGTAGTTCTCTACATCTGTGTTCTCTACTGCTCTAGCTACATACTCTTCAACAGCTTCAGCTATTACTTCGTCATCTTTAACTGCTTCAGCAATGATAGCTACATC